GGATCTCCTGGATCACGCGACGCAGGATGAGCGACATCGCCCGAGCCCCGTTGTTACGGACCTTGGGCGATGCCACGTTCTCGTCGTCCACACCGCAGGTCTCGTCGATGACGATGTCGCGGTACCTCGTTCCGTCCAGTTCCAGCCCCAGGGGGAGGACGTGCTCCTCGACGGGTTCAATAGGCATGTCAGACTCCTGTATCAGTGCTAGGTCAGGGAGCGCGTCTCAGCCTAGAGACGACGCTCGCGGATGCCCTCGTTCTGGAGGACGAGGCTCTCGATGAGCACGTCGTTGCCGGCCGCATCGAGGTCGCCGGCGTTCTTCTCGCTCGGCCACGCGCGGTAGATGGTCCACTCGACCACCCGCGCCCCGGACTTGTTCTTCAGGTAGATGACGAGGTCCCTCCGGATGTTGTCGTCGCCCTGAAAGCCTCCCTCGGAGTCGAGGTCGAAGACCTGCTTCATCCAGTTGAGGAAGTCGGAGTTGTTCGACATCCCCCGCTCGAGGGTGACCGGGTCGAAGGTCGACTGCCCCGGGATCTTGTGCATCTTCTCGTTCTCGCCGCCCTCCCGGTAGTCGATGACCTGGACGGTGTGCTTCAGGCCCGAGACCTTGCTGAAGCCGGCGTGGGTGAAGCCGTCGAGCTCCACCTCCCACTTGAAATTGCGGTAAGGGTCGCTGGCCATCTGCTACGCCTCCGTGACGGTCGTGCCCGCCTGCGTCTGGGTGTACTGGGTGATGATGAACTCCGCGGGCTTCTGGGCCGCCAGCCCGATCTCGAGGATCAGCCGACCCTCGTCGATGTCCGTCTGGGACATGGTCTCGTTCAGGCCCACCTTCACGTAGTAGGCGTCCTCCGCCTTCTCACCGGCGAGCTGCCCGTCCTGGTGGAGGGACCGCAGGAAGCGCTCGATGCGCTTCTTCAGCTGGGCCCAGAGGCGGAAGTCGTTGTTGCGGAACAGCGAGAACCCCAGGCTCCGCTTGATGCTCTGCTCGACGTAGGTGAACAGGCGGCGGACCTGGATGTACCGCCAGCGCGGGTCCGTCGAGAGCGTCCGAGCCCCCATCACCATGACGCCCCTCTGGGCGGGGGTGCCGAGCTTGAAATTGCGGATGGCGTTGACGTTCGCCGGGTTCAGGATGTCGTGGTCCGCGTCGCCGACGCCGACCGCGAGACCCACCACCCCACGCAGCTTCCCGAAGTCGCCCTGCCCCGCGGGGGCCGAGGCGATGCCACCGTCCGGTGGGGTGATGCTGTCGACGCGGGAGTACAGCCCAGCGAGGTTCCCCGAGGGCGGGATGCTGACCACGGGGTTGTTGCCCGTGCCGAGCGGGTCGGGGACCTTGATGAACGGGTAGTAGATCGCCCCGTACTTGTTGTCGATGCCGAGCGTGTTGTTGCGGTAGGCCACCATCTGCGCCGGGGTCAGCCCCTCGGGACCGTCGAGGATGGCGAAGAGGTCCTGGCGCGAAGCGCAGTAGGTCACGAGCGCCGTGTGGACCACCGCGTTCGCACTGATGGTCGGCGTGCCTCCCGGGGGAGACCCGAAGGTCGGGGGAGCGGCGAGGAGGCTGATGGACTCGACCTCATCGAAGGCGTAGACGCCGGTCTTCGCACCGCTGTCGCCGACGAGGTCACCGTTCACGAGACCCAAGGCCTCCGCGGTGCCACCGACGAGGGGCTGCACGCCCGAGGACGCCGCGGGGATGTTGCCGGGGAAGGGGATGCCGAGGTCCGTCGCCATCACGTAGTTGGAGCCGGTCTCCGAGTCGTTGAGCACGGTGACCGCGTAGTTGTCCGCGTCCGGGTTGGAGGACAGCTGCTTCCACGGGGACTCGAGCTCGATGCCGTCCTCTTCGATGGTCACCGTGAACTCCATCGAGTCGACGGCGGTGGTCCCCAGGGTGAACGAGTTCGTGAGCGCCGTGTAGAGCGTGACGACGTGGGTGACGCCCGCGCCGGTTACCGAGGTCGTGACCGACTGGACCTTCGCGTACTCCACCGTCGCACCATCGACGAGGCGCAGGATGCTCTCCTTGCCGATGCCCGTGACCGAGGTGAGCTGGACCTGCGTGTCCCCCGCCGTAGCCGCGACCGCAAGGTCCAGGCCGACGCCCGAGGAAGAGAACTTCGGATCGTGCGCGATGCCGACGTCGAGGCCATTGCCGAAGGTGCCCGGGGAGGGGTAGCCCTTGTAGCCGGCCTGGATGTTCAGGGCCGGAACAGCCCCGCTGTCAGACCCACCCGCCGCAGCCCCCGCATCCTGGGTGCCCAGGCCGGTGAGACCGAGGAGCGTCACCAGGCCCGCGGTGGACGTGCCCTGGAGGTCGATCTCCGCCGCGGCCCCCGTGAGGACCGTGGTGAGCACGAGCTTGCCGGTGGCGTTCTGCGTGAGCGTGATCAGGTCGCCGGGAGTGGCCGTCTTGAGGGTGGCCTCGAGCAGGGTCTTGAGCTCCGCGAAGGTCATCGCGGAGGCATCCGCCATGCTGGAGGTGGCCTCGGTGACCGAACCGGGCGCCAAGCCCAGGAACGTCCCCAGCTCCGCGTCGATGGTCAGGAGCTCGAACGAGGAGTTCGTCCCGTAGGTGTCGGAGGTGACCGTGAGTGCGGCGAGCCCGTCGCTCCAGCGAGCACCCTCGACCGTGTTGAGCTTGGCCAGCGCCGCGGCCACCGAGACGTCGTCCACACCGTTCGTGAACGTGATCGTCTGCGTGGGGCCTCCATCCACCGACACCGTCATGATGCGCGGGGCGGAGAGGGGCGATCCCAGCACGATCCCGGCGCCGAGGGTCTCCGAGGCCTGGGCGGCGACGATCTCAACCGAGGCGACGCCGACGTTGTTCACGTCGATGTCGAGGGTCATCCCCGCACCCGCGTAGATCAGCGCCAGCAGGTTTAGGGTCGTCAGCGTGGCCGAGCCCGTGAAGATGGCCGCCGTGTCCACGCCGATGCCATCGAAGTCGAGACCCGCGACGTCACCGAGCCAGGTGTTGATGTCCGCGATGTCCGTGTAGTGCGCGAGACGGGAAACGTGGCACTCCACGCCACCCTCCTCGAAGAACCCCTTCACCGCGTAGGCGAGGGCCTGGTACTCGAGCGGGTTGCCGTAGACGCGCTTGTAGTCGTCGTACGAGAAGAGACGGATGGGGGTGGCGAGGGGGCCTCGCTCCGCGACACCCATGAACCCCGTGACGGCCGTGCCGGCTCCGGTGATGGGACGTCCGGTGCGATCGACCTCCTCGATGAACACGCCAGGGCGAGTAGGGGTAGCCATGAGAGCCTCCTGTTACGGCAGCACGGTGAATCCGGCGTCTGTTATCGAGATGGTGCGGTCCGGGTAGTGGACGGCGTCCCCTGCGGCGACTGGTTCGCCGTTCGTATCGACTGGCCGCGACTTGAATCGCTCACTCAGTCTACCTGGGAGGCCATTTTCCAACACTTGGTCCCTTGCCCTGCCCGCGAACACTTGAACATTCTGGGTCTTTACGAGCGTCGTCGAGAGTTGAATCTCGTGGGTCGCCAGACCCTGCTCGTCGGTGTCGCTGTTCTCGATCTCGGCCAGGACCTCCAGGGTCCAGGCTTTGTGGTACACTACTCGATCAGAGTCCTTCTCGTCCAGGGTCACCACGTTACTGCGGAACATCCAGAGCGTTTCGGAACCTACGACGAGAACTCCCCGGGGCTCGGTCTTTCTCTCGATGACCATCATGAGAGCGCGGTCCGCTGCGGCGTCTCGAGCCCACGTGTTCACTTGGAAGCGGACCCGGTACGGGACTGCCACCTTCCGCTCCGTGATGACGTAGGGCACCTCCGCCTCCTCGACCCCTACTTCATAGTAGGACTCGGAGTCGTACCTCTCCTCATCGGGGGACATGCCGAGGAACAGCACCGAGATGGACGGAATCACCCTGTCTGCTGTGCCATAGGCATTCAGAGTGGTCTCGGCGTCCGGGTAGTCGACGAACGTTGGGACTGTCTTCGCGCCCTCGGCCAGTGTCACCACTGACGTGCCTGCCCACAGCGTGCTCAGCGCGGTTTCGATGAGCTGGAGGGTGGTGGCCATGCGTAGGGTGGTTTCCGGGGTTTGTAAGGAACTCTCGCTAGAACGTCGAGGTGATGCGCTCCGCGAGGGTCCGCTTGATCATACGCGATAGGGGGTGCTTTCCGCTACGCAGGTCCACGATGAGCGGGCCGTAGACGGGGCGCGGGGGCATGTTGACCGTCCCGTGCTCCAAGAACTTCGCGACGGTGTTGGCCGGGAGCCCGCTTCCCCGGTGGATGACGTCCTCGGCGTGCCCCACACGAACCTCGGACTTCCGCCGGCTTCGGGAGGTCAACTCCACGACCATCGGGATGCCCGCGAGCTCGCCCCATTCGTACCAGGACCTCTTCGGCTCCGGGGCACCCTCCCCCTGCTTTCTCAGGACGGTGCTACTCGCCAGGGGCGGCGGAGGCGAGGAGAGCATCCGCTTGTGGACCTCCTCCCCTACCTGCTCCCCTGCTTCGACCAAGACTTCGAGAGCTGGGGGCATGATCCACGCCGCCGCGTTCTCGAGCTTTCGCTTGAGGCCTGTCCAGGCGCCCGTGAAGCTCACACCCATTACGCAGTCCTCCCCCGCTCCCCGGGCAAGTGGTCGTAGACCAGGACGAAGACGACGGGGACGCCCTGGATGAACCCTGTAGCGTGAACCGAGGTGATGCGCCAGCGGTAGCCGTTGATGATGATGTCGTCCTCCGCACGGATGCACTCTTCGATGCTGGTCTTCAGTGGGTAGGCGGCCAGGATATCCAAGCGGGAGAGCGTGACCATCCCCGCGTGCTTCCCCGAGGCTCCGATAGGCCCCAGCACCTCGGGGGAGGGGTCCGTTGCCACGACGCCGACGACGGGCACCTGGTTGTCCGTGTCGTAGGACCTGGAACCCTGCCGGTAAACGGCGTCCGGAGTGCCTGCGACGAACGGGATGATCTGGATGGTGACGCCGTAAGCCGCGATCTCTTGCTGGACTACGAGTGCGAAGTCCGCCAGATCGCTCATGTCCCCACCGCCGCGGTCACCGTGGTCGAGGGAGAGCGGAGGCCGTCCATGCTAACGACGACCACCCGGTAGTACCACGTGCCCAAGCCCGGCTCGTCGTCGACACCGAACGACTGGCAGTTCGGGCTACGCGCGATGACGATGTAGGACGTAAACCCTGGCGTAGCCGACCGCTCCACGGAGTAGTGTGAGAACAGCTCTTGCCGGTTCTGCGTCCAGGTCAACGAGACGGTGAGCCCATCGAGGGAGACCGCGATGTCGACAGCTGTGAGAGGCCGCGCCAGGCGGTAGGGGGACTTCCCACCTGTGCGCAGCGATTGACGGGTGATCTCACCCATCACTACTTGCTCGACGGCCTCCCCTGTGCCCTCGAGCTGGAGGAACAGCCGCTCGTACTCGTCCTCGAGCCGAGCGGCGAGGTCCAACCAGTGCTCCGGGCCCCGCTTTGCGCGAATCGCTCGGGAGACAGTCAAGTTGGGGACGGTCACTGCCTGTGCAGGTGCCGTACCATCGTCGCTAACGGCCGAGCTGGCCCCTTCTCCTCCACGGATGAGGGCCATCTCGATCGTTGTGCGGAGCTCCAGCAGGTACTCGTACTTGGCGAGCAAGGACTCGACCGTGTACGCCGACGCAAGGTCCATGTTGAGGCGCTGCAAACTGCGGTCGACAGCATCCTCGTAGTAGACGTCGGCGTATAGCTCGGGTGTCCTCGCGTCAGAGACGCGACGACGAACCCTCGCAATCAGATCGGCCTTGACCGCCACCTGCTACCTCTCGGACTAGAGGGCCCGCTTGGTGCGGACGAGCCACATGGCCTGCTCGGGGGTGACGTCGAGGGGTTTGCCCTTCTCCAGCACGAACTTGGCCGTCCCATACCGGCACCGCCCGTCGACCAGCGACTTGACGCGGACCTTGGACACGCGCTGGATCTTGGGGGCCTCCGCGGCGAGCACCACCTCTGGGGGAGCGGGCTTCGGAGCCGGCTTCGGAGCCGGGGCCGGGGCCGGCTTGGCTTCGGTCTTCGGGATGGGCTTGGCGCTCGCCGTGCCCGTCGTCTTGTTCTTGTCGTCGCTCAAGGTGTCCTCCAGGGAAGGGGAGCGGCAGGGGCTCTGCCGCTCCCGGTTGTCTCGGCTACGGGATCACGAGCTGATGATGTGCTGGACGTAGTTCGAGTCCAGGATGCCCGACCCGAAGATCGAGTACCACGCCAGCGCGTGCTCGCGGCCGAAGTCCCGCACGCCGTCGTCGCGCATCTCCACGGGGAGGGCGTCCACGATGGCGAGGGTCGCGTCGGCGAAGAGGGTCGCGCGGTAGAGGTTCTGCCCCGCCGAGCCAGCGGCGACGAGGGCAGCCTCGTAGCCCGGGTCGGTGGCGCCGGCCGCGCCGTTGCCCTGGTGGGTCGTGCTGATGAAGATCACGTCCTGCCAGCGCCCGATCTCCCCCGTGAACAGCTTCCGCGTGCCCGCGTAGTTCTGCGCCGCCACCCAGTCCGGGTCGCGCTGGATGTACGCGGCCTGGTGCGGGTGGATGAAGCAGATGAAGTAGTCGTTGAGGAACTTCGGCGCGTTCGCCGTCATGAGCGCCTCGACACCGTTGCGGATGGTCTCCACATCGAAGGTGTCGGCCGGGTCGACGTCGCCGAGGGCCGCCGCCGCCGGGGTCGTGAAGAGGGTGTCCCCACTCGCCACGAGCGTGTCACGGAGCGCGAGGTCGCGGACCACGGCGTAGTCGCGGCCCAGCAGGACCGCCGCCTCGGCCAGCTGGTCGTCCCAGCTCAACTGGAGCAGCTTCTCGCTGACGCCGATGGCGTTACCCCACTCGGTCACGGTGATGCTGGCCTGGCTGGCCGACATCGCCCGCGTCTCCATCGGGACGTTCTCGGTGAGCTGCCCGCCGCGCGTGATGTTCGCGTAGCTGGTGAACTGGACGGTCTGCCCGGACACCGCGGTGAGCTCGGTCTTCATGACGGCGAACTCCTCGTACCGCATGATGCCCTGGGCGGTGTGCATGATGTCCATCGAGTAGACATCGAGGAGACCCTCGGGGAGGGCGACGTACTCGCCCGCGGTGCTTACACCGGTGATCGCATTGGACATTACAGACTCCTACTTCGGATCGGGGGTTACGAGAGCCCCGCCTGCTCTTTCGCTTCACGGAGCATGGCGGCGCGCTTCTCCTTGTACTCGGAATCGCTCAGCTTGGCGGTGTTGCGACGATCGCGGACCGAAGGGCGCCCCGAGCCCTCGTTGGTCCCGCCAGGGGCGACGGGCCTGGGGAGGTTCTTCCCCAGCTCCTCCCGCACCCGCTTCTCGGCGGCCTTGGCCGCGTCCGTCGCGATCTTCGCCTCCTTCTCGAGCGCCTTCTCGATAGCCGCGTCGATCTCAGCCTCGGTCCCATGTGCGGGAACGAGGTCCGTGAGCACGAGCTGCGTGTCGAGGAGACGCTTGGCGCGGTAGGACTCCTGCTTGGCCCTCGTGAGCGCCTTCGCCGTGCTGGTCTCCAGGTCGCGCATCTTGGCCACCGTGGCTTCGTTCTGCGCCTGGATCTCGGCCAGCTTGGTCTGGAGCTTCTGGGTCTCCGAGAGGTCCTTGTTCTTGAGGAGGTCCAGCTCGGCCTTGAGAGCGGCAGCGTGAGCTTCCTGAGTCTTGAGCTGGGCCGCGACCTCTTCGCGCTTGGCGCGATCCGCCTCCAGCTGCTGGTGCATCTTCTGACGCTCCTGCTGGCGGGCGGCTTCGAGGGCGGCCTTGTGAGCCTCGGGCGTGATGCTCGGGTCGGGGGTCTCGACCTTGAGCGGGTCCGGGTCGGAGTTGCGGGGCGTGGGCGGGTTCTGGGCCGGGTCGGGAGTCTGTGTGGGGGACGGCATGTCTCAAGCTCTCCTGGGGCTACGGGTTGTGCTGGCCTAGACCAGCTGCTTCTGGCCCTTGGCGCGACGCACCGGGACCGTGTCATTGGGGACGTCGCTGTTCGCGGTCGCCCCCGGGATCTGGGCCTGCTTACGGCCCGACGGGACCGGGCTGACCTTGAACTTCTTGGTCGCCTTCCGCTGGCGGGTGGTCGCCTCGCTGCCGGCGGCCTGGGTCGGGTTGGCTCGAGTGGCCATGATGGACTCCTTCGGTGGTCAGTTGTTCTCTGCGGGGTCGTCCTGCACCCAGCTGAAGCCTTCTTCCAGGTACGCCCGGGGAAGTTCCAGACCAGCTGCTTCGATACTCAAGGACGCTACAGCATCCCGGGTACCCTGTAAATCTAAGCGTACACCATGAAGCCTCGCCAGGTCAGCAGAAAGCACAGCCGCATCGTCATCGCCTGCGAGGCCTGCCTCCATGTACCCCTGGAGCTTCTCAATCCTCCGTAGAAGCACGCCCTCTTCCACAAGAAGCGTCGCGTGCTCCGCACGAAGCTGCGTGTCCAGCTCCCCCGTGAGCTCGCTCAGATCCTCAACGAGTCGGGAGAGCGCTGGGGAGAACGCATCGAGCGGGCTGCTCATTCGGGGGTGTCCTTGGCGACCTTTTCACGCACGGCAGGGTCCTTGACCAGCGCGGCCACCGGGGTGTTCGGGTGCGCCTCCGCGTCAGCCAGCAGTATGTTCGCCTTGTACTCCTCCTGCAAGCGGAGGAGCAGATCACGGATAGCGGGGCGCCCGCCCATCTTTCGCAGGTCGTCGGGGGTGCGGAGCGTGCCCTTGGACTTCACCTTCTCCAGCAGAGACATGGGGTCCTTGCCATCATAGACCCGCTGGATCTCGTCGATGGACTCGAGGATCCGGCCCTTCTTCTTCATCGTCTCCAGGCGGGAGCGGTCCGTATGCACATCCGGGTGGGTGAGCAGGTAGGAATCCACCGGGGCAGCCTGGCCCGTACGCCAGTTGCGGGCTTCCCGCTGGAGGTACTCCGCGTAAGTCCAGGGCGTGTCGAAGTGGATCGTGGACGTGGACCGATGCTGGAGGTTGAGCCCGGTGGAGCCGGCCCGGGTAGCGATGAACACGTCGCCCTCACCGCCGTTGAACCTGCGAACGGCCTCGATCCGTTGCGAGTCGGTCATCGACCCCTCGTAGGTGAAGACCTTGTACCCCTTCCGAGTGAGCTCCCTCTGCAACTCCTTCAACGACTCGATGCGCTCCACATGGATGATCGGGCCCCTCCCCTTCAACGGGCCTTCGAGGAGCTTCGCGACCTCGAGCATCTTGGCGTTCTCCGCGAACTTCCCCCCGTGCAGGTTCGAGTGGTGCGCGTTGTCCCGCCAGGACTCAGGGGCCTGGAGCTTCCGCAGCCTCCGGACCTCCCCGGCCATGCGCAGAATCTTGCGCTGCTCGTCCTTCGGGATGGCCGAGGCGGACAGTCGCTTGCTCAGAAGCGAGTCCGGGGTCCCCACCTGCACGCCGCCAGCCTCCAGCTGGGCCTTGATGCGGTTGGTGAGCCAGGTGGCCCGGGTGCCGAGAACCTCTCTCTGT